AAGGCAAAAATCGTGGGATGTTTGAGCAGCGTTTGCAGCGAATAGAGCGTGCCGTCACAGGCGTTGGCGACGATCTGCAAGCGCAGGATGAACCGGTATTGATCGTCGCTCAGGCTGGAGGGAACTCCAGTTGCGAATTGGTAAATGTAGACGATGGCATTCACGTTGGCGGTCGGGTCTGTGTAATCACCCATGCCTGCCACGAATGTTTCAGACCCGGTGAAGGTCGTGTAATTGACGAAACCAAAAAATTTACCGCTCAGGTCAACAACGTCTCCAACTTCCCGCGATGTGCCGATGTATTTTCCAACCACATCAAGCTGTGCTCCAATCGCGGTATCTATCGAGAAGGACAGCGCGATGTCAGAGGCAAGGTCGTCGGCCATGACTTGCTTGCCGAAAATCCCCACCATCCCCCGCGCATTGGGCAGGCCGTAATACTGGACGGCAAGCCGGTCCTGGTAGTATTCGAGTTTTTCCTTGGTGGTGGCCATGGGTCTTAGGCTCCGGGCACTCCGTTGATGATGATGCGGGCGCTGGCGATCTGGAATTGGTAGTTCACATCCGTTGGCGCGAGCTGTTCAACGTAGGTGATGTTGTCGTCAGATACTCCGGCCACGGTAACGACGGCGTTGGGCGAAAAAGATTGCACCAACGCAATCAGCGCCGATGTGGTGGCAGCGGCTCCTATGTTGTAGCGCAACTGGGCAAGCAGCTTGGTGCGGATGACAACGGGATCAACAAATCCGGTGATTGCCGCAACATCGAAGGCGATCCAAAGATTCTGGCTGATGGGCCGGTCAAAGGCCACGGTGAACAGCGTGAGGTCCGGTTGCGTGACGGCAAAAGTGGTGCTGCCAACCAGCGCTATTCCGGCATTCCGCTTCACGTAAATTGCGTTTGCAACGTCTGCATTGGTCCCACCGGAAACGATGCAGCGGATGGAATGTGCTCCTACGTTCTCAATCACATTTACTGATGTCACCCCGGCGACATTGCCAAGGGCTCCGTAGAGTCCGGCCAAGAATCCCTTGGAACCGATGGCCGTCGAATTGGCTCGTCGGATACGCAGGGCATAATCGCTTTCCTCGTCGGTGCCGATTGCCCCGGTCAGTATCCCGTTGTTCACACTGGTCACGCCAAGCTGCACGGTGACAATCGTGGTCAGGGTGTTTGCGGATACGGCAATTGCGCCGATGATGGAACTTTGGAACGTCAGGTTGGCGCTGCCCGCACCGCCAAAACTGTAACTGGTCACAAGCTGGAATTGGTTCCCAACACTGTCGGAAATTGTGAACGGGGAATCGGGATTCGTGTCGAGGCCGGAAAGCGTCAGGGCTTGGCTGACGGTGACGGTTACGGGCTGCGTGCTCTTGGTGCCAGCCTGGCGAACCACGCCGTTTATTCCACAGCGCAGGTCAAGGTTGATGCCGGTGGCCTTGTCCGGGTCAAAGTTGTTGTAGACGGCGGCGATCAGCTCGTTGTAATCGACGGCAATCTGCGCGAATAAGTTGATCAGGTTGCCGTCTGGCGTGTTCGGATCGACGTTGATGCTGTTTCCGTAAATCTCGTAGAGTCCTTTTACGGCGTCAGCACCATTGAGGATCTCGTTGATGATTTCAGCGCGGGTCTTGATGGTCAGGCCGGTGGCGTCAATGGTGTTTGGCATGGCGGATCAGGGTTGGATGGTTCCGGTGACGCTCCGCGAAAACACGGTGTCGATGTTGTAGGTGATCGTCAGCTTGCGTGTGACGGGCTCGGTGGTGGCGGCAACGGAGTTGATGCGCACCACGCCATAAGAGTTGGCCAGCATTTCCCGGCAGGCCAGCAGGACTCCGGTTTGCGCGGCGGGGTTTTTCTGGCCTAGCAGGTTCCACCAATCAATGCCGAAGTCCGTTGCCCAAAAGTTATCGTTCAGGAAGCTGCGCAGGCGCGTCTTGACGTTCAGGGCAATGGCCTGCTCGTTGCGGAGGTAATCTTGGATTCCTCGTCCAAACTGCCAGTCGCCTGTTGCTGTGAGTGCGCGGATGATCACTGTAGGAGGTTGGTAATTTCGGTTTGTGCTAGGGCTATTTGTGGTGCGGCGGTTGGTCCTGTTTTTGCATTGAGCGCGGTCAATGCAGTTACAACGGCATTTAGTGCCGTGAGCAAGCTAGTTGCGCTGTTCTTGATTTCCAGCTTCGTGTCCAGCGTGATCTTGCCACCGTTCTTCGCAGTGATGATCACCTTGCCATCCGGCTTGATTACAACCGAGGCCTGGTCAAATCGAAGCTCGGCGTCTGTGGCTGAATAATCGTCGATCTTGTTGGCACTTGACCGGAAACCGACTATGGCCAGCGCGTCGGACAGGCTGTGCATCCGGGAGGAATTTGGGATGGTGATGGACCCGGAAGCGAACCATGCGTCGATGTCCCGGTCGTTGAAGAACAGTAAGCAGGTGTCCCCGGCGGTGACGGGCAGGCGCAGGCTGGCTTTACCTCCCGTTGCCACGAAGACCGGCACGTCCTCTAGGACGGGGTAATCCATGACTATGGGCGTGATTTTAAGTTTCTCTCCAATCTCCTGCTTGCTGTTATAAACCACCCTCTTGGTGTTGATCTGAACCGTGGCGGTCTGCTTGCTGGCGTCGAAGGAAACGATGGTTCCAATTTGGTGGCAGTTGAAGGAGGAAAACACCTCGTCCCGATGCGCATTGAGCAATGAGCGCATGTCAGGGGGCTGAATGAGGGCGTTCCCAATCATGATTTGCCTCCCGGCACAAGACGCCACCCGGCCGCGTAATTGTAGCCTTGAACCCGCTCCAGCTCGTCCATGCCAAAGAACAGGGAAACATCAGAAACGCATTCTCCATTGACCGATGGGGAAATGATTCCCCGGTGCGTAAAGCCCGTCACCTTGTAAGTCCCGCTGTAAAGGGGGTTCGTGGTGGACTGTAATTCGATCAACTGGCCAATGGTCAGGTGGGGTTCAAAGAGCATCCGAAACTCCACCTTAGTCGGTGTGCGGCGGGGCGAGCCCAGCAATCCTGTTTCAGAGCTGATTACTGGGATTTCGGCCTCCAAGGCTTCATTGAGGTTCAGGATTTTTACCTGTCCATTGTCAATGGTGGCGAGGTTCCCGCTCTCTTGAAGGATGATTGACCAGGTGTTTCCGTTCAGAGTCTTGGCGCGGAGATTCTTGGCCGGGAAATGTCCGACGACGGGCTCCTCCTTTATTCCCGGCAGGGACTTGGCAAGGTTGATCAGGAGTTGGCGCACAGAAATCCCTTGGGCAATGGTCTGGGCCGTGAAGCCGTTGATCATGGCCAAGCCTCCGTCATAGGCTTCAATTTCCGTGATCATTTCCGTGCCGCGCCGGTAGCTCGTGGCGTGTTTGACGTAGCCGTTGAAGACTAGGGAAAGCGGGGAACCCTCGTAACCGGCGCGAAACTGGATGGCCCGGAACTCGGTCAGGGCGTAGAAATCCTTCTGGATGAGTGACCTTGTTTTCTCACCAAGGTTGTAGATGCGAAAGGTTCCGGTCTGTGAGGACGAGATGAAGCGGCGCGTAATCTCAAACTCAACAGTCAGGTCGCTGGGAATGGTTAGGGTGTTCTGGCCATGAACAAAATCCCCCATTGCCTTGGGGTTCACCTCGACCTTCAGTTCGGATTTACGGCCAAATTTCATCAGTCTCCGGGGTAAACGACGGTTTCGATGTCAAGCAAGTCATCTGCATCAAGCAGGTAGACAGTGACGGTTCCGTTGATGAAGTCCTCGATGTTCACCGGGTCAACATTTCCAGCGGTGATGATGGCAAGGCCAAAGGGCAGGCGGCTGCGGAACTGGCGCAGGATGTTCGGGGAGGCGGAAAGCATCTGGCCGCGAATCTCTATGTTCTTCCATGTGCAGTCGTAGAACCATGCCAGTTGGTTGGGCCGGTATTCTAGGCGCAAGGTGACGCGGCTCCCATCGGCGAGGGCAATCGTCGTCTGTTGCTTCGGCTGGTCAGTCAGTCCATTTATGATGTTCATGGAGCGGGGGGTTTGTATGCTGTCCAGCTTTCAATCAATTCAGTCGCACTACGAAGACCGCTTTTATTTTCTTTGGGAGGAACCGGGGTTTGTCCGGTGTCGGAATTGGTGGTCTGGGCGTTCTGGAAGAGGGCTCGTCCGGCCAGTTGGCCAGCCGTGACAGTGGCGGCGGACGTGGTGCGGATGATTTTGAAGGTGATCGTGAAGGACGAGCGATACTTGGTTTCCTCGTCCTGTGCGCAACGCATGGAAAGGATGGCCATGTCCTTCATGACTCCCCACGGGGTTTCAATGGTGAAAAGCTGACGGCCTTTCCAGAGCTGGTAGAAGTAGCCAAATGCCTTGGCCTGCTTGGTCTGGGCCGGGGATGGGGATGCCTTGGATTCGTAGAGGCCGTAAAGTGACGAGGGATCAGTTTGCAGGGCCGGGGCAATCAGGGGCACGAATGGCGGGATGGGGTTGGTGTCCTTCTTCGGCTTGGTGACGGTGGGCTTGGCGGCGGACTTGTTGGCGCTGGCGATGAACCGGCCAAGGGCGAGTCCCTTCGCGGCCTCGTTGCCAATTCCCAACTTCACGGCGAGTATCTGGGTATCCGAGATGACCAGCTCGTTAATGCGGTCAGGTGCCATCACCAGGGCTTTGCCCATGCCGATGGCTTGCGAGGCGCCGGGGGCGAGGATGCGAGCGAGCGTGCCGTATTTGACCATCCTCTGAGCCATGGACGGCGTCGGGATGGGCGTCAGGGCCGGGTTGATGGGCAGGGTTTGCTTGGTGTCGGCAGGCTGCTTGGTGGCCTCGGGTTGCAAGGAAACGATCTCGGCAACCAAGCCTCGCACGGTGAATTCTTCCGGCTTCAGGGCAATCTGGTCGTTGATGATCGTGTTGTCCTCTAGGACGTGGTCAGTGATGTCGCTGCGCAGGTTGATTTCCTCCTCTTCGGGAATGTCGAAGAGGAACCCGGCAATGCCCGGGGGAGGGTTTTTCGGCCTGACAATGGCCTGCC